TATCGTTAATCATATCCTGCATGGCCTGTACGATAGGACGCAAGACCTCTCTCCGGGGAACATAAAACTTTTTGGCTGGTTCTCTGTTCCACTCAACATAAAGCAAATAGCTCTCAAAATCGAATGGAGCGGCGGCGAGCAAAACCTTTTTATGAAGATTAAAAAGAAAGCGCAAATCCTTGTCTGTTTTTGCCGCCGGAATCTGTTCTTCAATATAATCGGACAAGAGCTTGAGATACCATACCCCAAGAGCAATATCCGATTTCTTTGCTTCAAGGCAAATATAATACAAATCCTCGTAGGCTTTCATGCCGCCGGGGGTCTTTTTGATTTCTTCCGAAATTTTTTTAAGTAATGCTTTCATAGAAACCTCCTATGGACAGAAAAAGTGCGTTATCGTTCAGAGAATTACCTCTGTGCGATAACGCACCAGTTTACCATTTTCGTCTACGCCGTCCTCTGTGGTGAGCTTTATTATTCGTCTTCATAACCTCCCACAGCACAGCGCAGGGAATTATCAATATCACCAAAACCCACATACACTATCCCTCTGCCTTAAAGTATATCGCTCGACCTATTGTCTCCATATCAGCGGTGGGAGTGCCTACAAGGACTTCGACAGAGGAATTATCCTGTGTTGCGAATACGAAGCTGACTTCAATCGAACTACCGTTCTTGACCTCGGTGGTTATGGTATCATCTATGCCCTCAACATTTGTGTACATATCCAGCTCGACATCGTTCTGAAACGCTCTGACCGCAAACGAGCAAGCGGCGTAAAGCGGGTCTTCGTTATTGTTTGTATAAACAGCGTCTACTCGAACCATCGGTGTCCCTTGCCCGTCAGTAAACATTTCAGCGTCCGTCAGCTCAAGGATACACCCCTCATATTCAGCTACATTGGTAATCTCTTTTTGCGGTTCACTTCCGCACCCAGCCATGAATATCACCAATACCAAACTCAAAATAATGGTGTGAATAATTTTCATGTCATACGCCCTCCCTCGGCACATACACAAGCTCGATGTCATACCCAAGAGCTTCCATCATCTGGACGAAGGTCTTGTTCACCATAGCGTCTTTCTTTTTGACGATACGGTTGACATACTGCCCGGTCGTGCCGATTTCCCCGGCAAGAGCTTCCTGCGTCTTGCTTGCCGTTATCAGTTTGACCTTTATGTCCATTTCAAAATTGTTCTTAACCATAATATCACTCCTTTTCGAGTTGATTATAGCACAAATCGGATTGAATGTCAATCTCTTTTACTCGTGCGTACCATGTGGATTTACATATTCCAAGCTCCTTACAGGCTCTTTCAACAGAAACTTCTCCCTTTTGTTGAAGCGCATAATACCGCTCAAACCCAGACGGACGCTTTTTGTATCGTCCATCGGTCTTTTTTCCATGCGTTCTCGCCACAGCTTTCCCAGTTGCCAGCCTTTCGATAATCTGGTCGTGTTCAAATTCTGCAAAGGCGAGAAGCATTGTCACCATGAGCTTTCCCATCGGTGTATTGTCAGCTCGTCCCATGTTCAAAATTTCAATCACGATACCTTTTTCGTGAAGCTCCTGTATCAGAGCGACACCCTCTGCGGCTGTTCGAGAAAACCTGTCCAGCTTCGTCACCATGAGAGTATCGCCTTTTTCTATTTTACCGAGAATTTTCAAAAACTCCGGGCGGTCTGTGGTAGTTCCAGTATAGGCTTCCGAGTATATCTCCTCGCACCCACGCTCCAAAAGGGCGGCGGTCTGCGCTTCAATGCTGTTTCCGTCCTTTGCCTGTCCAACACTGGACACCCGAGCATAACCGTAAATCACGACTGAACTCCCTGCAACCTTCGACCTGCTTGGTTATACCAGCTTAAATATTCGTCAAAGGCTTTGTGAAATCCATAGGAATCCTCTCCCCAAATACAGCGCAGACGCATGACATACTCCTCGTGAGAAATTTTGTTCCGTTCGAGGTCAAGAAGGAGGGTCTGTTCTGTCCTCTGGTCTCGAAGTTTTTGCTTACCACCGACAGTACGATTCAATCGCTCGTCAATCAATCTTGCCAACTCCTCGTCCGGCAAAATAGAATAATAGCCCTTCTTCATTACCTGTTCAGCCATATCGTAGAGAGCGTCCATTACCATGTCGGCTTTTGGCTGTCTGCTCCACCGACAGATTTCCAAAATGCCTTTGAAATTATAAACCCATGTTTCATAGGTCTTTCCGTCAGTATAAACCAGTTTGGTTAATACTGATTTTCCTTCAAACCTCTCTTTGTGGCGGTTGTGAATTTTGCCAATGGCAATCATAGGTTCGGAGTATTCCAAGGCTTCACCTACTTGTTGCCGGGTAAACCATGCCATTTCTTCGCCATAATAGCCGTTCACAGGCACATTATTGACCTCTTGGGTCATTATCAGATTCAGTTCCATAGAGTACTTCTCCTTCAAGTTCTTATTCTTATTACAGTAGTGGAAGTAGTTGTTTTTCGATTTTTGCGGTAACTTTTGATAGATACGCGCGTATTAAGAGGAAGTTTACGCAAAAACCGATTTTCAACTACTTTTACTACTTCTCACTCGATTTTCCATTGGCTCTTATCGGTGAGCTTACTCTTGATAATAACCTCGCAATCCATAGCTTCGACCATTTCCAAAAAAATGTCCATTCTCATACCCTTTTCTCTGGACAACTTGGTCGAGACGGCAGAAGCCGTAGATTTTCCAAGTTTTGTTGCAAGAGATTGATTGCTGAATCCTCTCAACTTCATAATTTCCTTGATTACTTCGCTTGGTTTCATGCCAAATCACTCCTTTCAAGGATAGTATAGCACTTGAACGAAATCGTGTCAACACCTTTTCGTGCAAAAAGTGCCTTTTTCTTTTTTGGGAGTATTCGGCACACTCCCTCGGCGGCTTGCGCCGGGGCTGTGTCCCCCGCCGGGGGTGCAATCGGGACAGGCCACAGCGGGACAGGAACAAGCCCCCGGGACAGGCCACAGCGCAACCGCCACGCCGCCCCGCTTGTGTCTGTTTTCTGTTCAGAATACGCACACAGAAAATCAGACACGAAAAAATGTAAAAATTTTTGAAAAGGGTATTGACATAGATACGAAATCGTGTATAATAGGGGCATAGACACGAAATCGTGTAGAACATAGAAGGTAAACAGACTATGAAACAAGTAAATTTCCCTGTTACAAAAGCGCAAAAGGATTTTGAAGACCTTGCAAAAACTTTACTTTCCGTTATGGCAGAGCTACCCACAGAAAAGCAAATTGAAATTCTTGAATTTGCTTACAAGGTGGATTTTGAGGAGAAACACGAATAGTACGCCTTACAACACGGGCGGCGCAAAAAATAATCCGAAAAAGATAAAAAATATTGAAAAAGGTATTGACAATTCGGAAAAGGCGAATTATAATAAAAGCACAGATTCAAACAAGACGAATTAAACGCCGAATTTATAGGAGGTACACAAAATGAAAATGTACGAATTAAGCCCCACAGACAGCCGAAAGAGCTTTTACGGAAAAGCCCGGGTTCTTGTGGAGGACAACGGGACGGAAACGCTTTACAGCTATGAAACCGCCATTATTAAGAGGACAGCCGCCGGGGAGCTTGTGCGACTGTGGGCGGGGTGGAGCGCAACCACAGGACGCCATATTGCCGCCTTTTGTGGACTGAACAAAGCCGGGTTTATGGCCTTGCCCCATACGCCGGACACATACGAAAAAGCGGCGGCATACGCCGGGACGCTTTACAGGTAAAGAGGAGGTAAACAACCATGAAAAAGATTTTTGATTTTGGAAAAATCGACTACACCGGGACAGGCCGCAAAAGTTACCTTGTAACTGTGGAAATGGAATACAAAGAAAAGAACAACGGCGAAAAGGTGCTTTCCATTTGCGGGAACATTTGGAACACCCGCAAAACCGATATTGTAGCGGGTGGACAGTGTTTAGATACTATCGCCCGATATATCAAAAGCCCGCTTTTCAAGGAAATTTACAGGCTGTGGAAACTGTACCATTTGAACGATATGCACCCGGAATGTGAACATCAAGCGGCGCAAGGGTGGAGGGAACAAGCAAGCGAAAAAGCAACCTTGTATATTTTCACATTGACAACGGAAACAATCACAGCGCAAAACAGCTTGAAACGCCGCATTTTGAACGCCGCCCAAAATGGGGAAACGATGGAGACAACCGCCGCCGAACAAGTGCTTTTATCTCTTGAATACAGCGTAAAGAGCGAAACCGAAACTTTGCCCGAAACTATCGCCGAATTTTACAAATTCAAGGAAACGGAAACTAAACTTTGCGGGTGGTTACACCCGGGGGAGCATAGCCGGGGAATTTTGGGCAAGGCTTGCCCGGTATGCGGCTACAAATACGGCCACGCATGGAATTATTTCCCCATTCCAGAACAAGACGAACAAGCCATTTATAAACTTTTGGAGGGCTGAAAAATGATTTTACAATTCAAAACGCCCCGAAACCAGAACGGAAACCGCCGCTATTTGGCGATTGATACAGCGGCAGGAACATTCACCCGGAAAAATCCCCGGTTCATTATGGAGGGGATAGAGGTTAAAAGCCGGGACTATTCACAGCTTGTAAAAGAGCTTGAAAACAACAGCTTTATTGAAAAAGAGGAGGTTTGAAACAATGAGGGCATACAGCTACACCGAAAACGGCTTTACTTTTGAACGAGTAAACCGCAAAAGGGCAAGAGCGGCATATAATAACGGTTTGCGGGTGATTCTTTGCCCGGTAAACTTGCGCCCCGGCTATCCGTTCCACCCGGAAATAAGCATTTCCGGGAAAGCCCCGGCAACATTTGAAACACAAGAAAACGCCTTTATTTATTACAACTGTACCACAGCGCAAGCGGGGAAATACCCGGCCTATTATATCCCGGTGAAAACCGTTGACAGGTTCACAGGGGAAAGCCCCACAGCCGAAACAATGGGGACAGTGAAACAATATGATTATAACTATATGGGAGGGCTGAAAAATGGGACAATTTGAAAAACTTTGCACCGAATACCGGGAAAACAAGCGGTTAATAGAGGAATTAACCGCTATGAATGAGGGCTTAAAAGCCGCCATTCTTGCCATTATGGGAGACAGGGAAACCGTCACAGAGGGCGCAACAAAAGCCACAAATAAAACCGTTGTTTCGTCCCGGTTTGATTCCAGCGGATTCAAAAAGGTTTACCCGGATTTGTTCGGGGAATACAGCCGGGAAACCAGTTACAAGCGGTTCACAGTGATATAATGGGAGGGTTTGAAAATGGGTGCTATCAATTATGGAACAAGCGATTATATTTCAATCGGTTTGAATGTTTCCCGGGATTTTGACGAATGGGAGCTTGAAAACCTCTACAACGAATTTTCTGAAATGCTGGAAAACCGCCGCTTTTGGTATTTTCATATCACATTGAAACCCGGCTATTATGAGGGATTCTATATTGATATTGAAAACAATTTCCCGGTGTATTTTGACGATTGCACCGAAAAGCGGGACGCACAAAAGGAAATAACCAAAATAAAGCGGTTTTTACTGGACTGTACCGCCGCCGGACTTGTCCAGTATTTCCCGGGCTGGTGTACCGGGTACAGCACCGCAAAAGAGACAAGAGCCGCCATAAACGCCGCTATAAAGGAAATGCGGCAGGAGGTACAGACAACCCCCACATACAGACAGTACAACGCCGCATAAATAGAGGGGGTGAAAATCAAAATGTTTGTTTTGCTGGTGCTTTTAATTATCCCGTTCGCTATCCTGTCCGAATTGCTGAAAATGAATAAATGAAACCACAGAGCCGCCCCGGGTGCAATCCCGGCGGCGGTTCTTTTGCGCCCGGGTGGAGCTTGTACAGCTTGCCCGGGCTTTTCTCTGTCCCACTGGACAGCCCACAGCACAGCCACGCCCACAGCCGCCACAGAGGGCGCACAGAGCCACGCAACCGGGCAAGGGTACAGGGGTACAGGCAAGCCCCGAAACGCCCCACAGAGCCGCCCACAGCGGCGCACAGGGGCAAGCAATCCACAGCCCCGGGAATAGCACCGCCGGAAACGCCTGTAAACGCCCCACAGAGCCACGCCGGGCGGGGGTGCTATCCCTATACTACCCGCCGCCAAAACTCCCCACAGCGGCGCACAGAGCCGCCCACAGAGGGCAAGCCGCCGGGGGTACAGAAACGCCGGGGAGGGCAAGCCTACAGCCGCCACAGCCCCGGCACAGCACCCCGGGCAAAAATCCGGGCGGTTTTCTGTGATTTTTCGAGCGATTTTCTGCCATTTTTCTCGGCTCTGTCTCCCTCTGTCAGTGAATTTCATAGTCGAAAGTCGATAGTCGAAAGTCGATAGTCGAAAGTCGATAGTCGGTGAGAGAAAGTCGCTCCGGGTGATAGTCGAAGTGAGCGAGAAAGTCGGAAAGTCGTTTAGTCGCTCTGCTCCTCGTCCTCTCCCTCCGAAAGTCGCTTGGTCTGGTCGGGAGCGATGTACCTCTCCCGGATTTCATCGGCTGAATACTCGCTGTCCTGTCCAGCGTTCGGAGTGAGGACATATTCAGTCTTGTCTTGGTAGCCATAGTTGTTCTTGCCAAGGAAGATACCCGCCACAGGATTGACCTTGCCGTTCTGCATATAGTTTTCCCAAAGATTTTCCATCAGAAAATACGCCTTTTTTATGGAGGTCGCTACCTCGGGCGGCAACGCTGTGGTGTACCCCGCTCCTCCTGTCGGTTGTCCTGTTGCAATAGCCCTCAAGGTCTGTCTTCCCATACCGTTCAACGCCATCGCCATACCAGCGACCGTAGGCTTTGTATCATACTTCGCATACAGCATGAAATAGTCGTTCAATCTCTGCTGAACCTCCTCGGCACTATCCATGTCAATGTCCGGCATATTGAACAGCTCCATGTTCAGCGACAAATACTTAGCATTGTCTCCCGGCTCCACCATGAGACCGTTATTGCCAATCACAGGAGAGTTGCCGCCCCTCGGCTTGCCTTTCTTCTTCGGACTGTACTTCTTCTGAATCGGCTTGCCTGTTCTCGGGCTGATTGCCACACCAGCTTCGGCGGCGGGGGTCTCCTTATCTGTCCCGACAGTCTCCTCGGAAACAGTCTCCTTGCTCAAACTGTCTGCTTCCAGACCAGTCTTCTTATCTTTCGACAGCTTGTCGATACTCATTTTCAGTCTCCTTCCTCTTATTCTTATTGCAGTAGCTAAAGTAGTAGAAAATCGGTTTTTGCGTATAACTTCTTATAGTAGGGATTTTTCTATATAGAGGAAGTTACACGCAAAACCTTAATTTGAACTACTTTTACTACTTCACCAGCTAACCGCCCGAAAGATTAGAAATCAATCCGATTCGGACGATTTAACAAATGTCGTTTTTGATTGCTTTTCAATCCGAAAAGGATTATTTGAACTAATTGTCTACATAGACAATAATACAGGGCTTCCAGTAGGGGTCATACTCACAAAGGATTTCTTCGGCGTACTCCTCAAATTCCTTGTCAGACCCATCGAAAGTCTGGTAGAGTTTGTCCTCCAAATCCTCTTGAAATTCGTCCCGGTCGGTGTAGCACCGTTCGTCATTAACTGTCTGCTGGCAGTCAAGGAACTCACCTACGCTTGCGCTTACAGTCGAGCAAGACATATAGGAATAGTCCCCGGAATTGCAATCCTCCCCAGCGAAAATCAGAAGCGGCAAACCGGGATTCTCAAGAATGAGCTTTCGTAGCTCGTGGCAGTCGTGAAGTAAACCGCAAGGTTTCTTTTCCTGCTCTGTCATTTTGATACCCTCCTATTCCATGCTTCGATTACAGCTTTCGTGGCGTTTCCCGTAACACCGTTTGCGGTCATGCCATCGACAAGAATTTTGGTACTCGCTCCACACTTCGGGCAGATAACACGCACCCCATCGTTGACGAACAGTTGGGCTTGACCGCCGCAGAAGGGACAAGGTTTTAGTTCATCAAACATCGGAAAAGTCCACCTCCTCTTTAAGAAGACACAACAGCTCTCTCAAATCATCAAGACTGAACCCTTCCTTATTACAGGTGTTCGTTCTTCCCAAATGTTTATACCAGTTGATGATTGTGCCGCTTTCGAGGTGAATGATATAAAACTCGTCTTCATTACGAGCGAGAAGAAAAGCACCTGTGTACTTTGGATAGCCGCACATCACTTCGATGTCGCAGATTTCGTCAGAGGTAAAGACATCATAAAATGCGTTTACAAAATCATCACGCTCGAAGTGGTACTGTGGCAAAGTTTCGAGATATTTGTTCATCAGATTACCTCCTTGAGCTTGAGACCCCAATAGATTACAAATCCGCTGGAAGTCGATTTCCTGTCAAACCACTCCGGGTGTCGCTCCATTTCGGCATTGAACTTCCTCGCCGACAGCACATACGCACCCTCTGATTTCGCCCATACTTTGAAATTCTGGTAGAGGTCTTTCGCCCGGATAGTTGCTTTTTCGTCTCGAACACAACGGGTCTCAAGGAACTGCAACACGAGGTCATTATCCCGCTCGTATTTCGTAACAACCTCTCGGAGCTGATTGCTCATAGTGAGACCCCGTTCTTTGTAGCGAATGTACCCACGCACCAGCCACATGAAAATGCCGCTCATACTGGACTGCTCGCACAGCTCGTCCTTGAGGTGCGTGTCCTGCTCCTCCGGGGAGAAATGGCGGTTGAACTCCACCACTTTGATACGCTCGGAAGCGAACAGGCTTTTGTCTGTCACCATCGGGAGGTCGTTGCAGGAGAGCCAAAGGGTGAACTGCGGCTTGAAGGTGATTGCCGACTGATACAACGCCCGGGCGGAGATTTCCTCGCCGCCTGTGAGCTGTTTGATTTTCTCCTCGTCCAGCTTGCCGTACTCGTTGCTTTCGCTCATGGTGACAAATCGCTTGCCCTTCAACCCGGCGAGAGTGGGACTTGCCGCTTCTGCGTCCTTCTGGCGGTCTCCCCGGCAAATCATACCAACAGGAGCAACCTTCGCATAGTCCCCGAGCATGGTCTCAATAGTGTTGAGCAAGGTCGATTTTCCGTTTCGAGTGGTCTTACCATGCAAGATGAACATACACTCCTCGTTGCTCATACCCAGCATAGAGTACCCCAAGGCTCTTTGCAGAAAATCGGCCTTGTCGGTGTCTCCCTGCGTCACCTCGTCAATGAATTGCTCCCAGCGTTCGCACTTCACATCACGAGCGATGGTATGATTGAAAGCGGTCTGCATGGTGAGAAAGTCTTCCCAGTTATGCTCCCGGAAAGAGAAGTCTCGAAGGTCGTATGTACCGTTGAGACAGTTTATCAGATAGGGGTCGTTGTCGAACTGCACCGCTGAGATACGAAGCTCCCCGGTAGCGTCCTTGAGAATCCTGTCCCTCATGCGGCGGTCTCCCATTTTGTTGACAAACCCTGTGTAGGACTTTCGCAAATCATCGTCTTCGATTTCTCCACAGTAGAGAATCATCAGCCGCACGAAGTCCTTGATTTTTTCAGAGACAAGGATTGCACCCTCGTCTCGCCGCCATGCACCCTCAAAGTAGGTGTACCAGCTCTTGTGTTCCGGGCAGTAGCGAACCTCCTGTGCATAGAGCAAGCCGAACAGGTTTGCCATACCCATTTCCGACCACTCGAACCCGGAGCTGGTCTCGTCAGCCTTTTCGGGGTGATACTGCTTTATGAGGTACATCTTTGCGGACAAGTCTTCGTCCATAATGACCCGACCGTTGCGGGTCTCGAAAAGCTCCTGCACCTCAATCACCCCCTAATAAAGTTTGTGCCAGCTCCATGACCTCTTGCAGATTCGCCATAATATTGTGAAAGCCAAAAGCGTGTCCCTTACCAAAGGCATAGCTCCAAATCGCCATAGCCTTTTTCTTCGACAAATTATGACCGACCTCTGCTTGGATAGCCCGGTAAATGTCTTCATAGATAGCGTCACGAGCCTTGTTTTTCTCTGTGTTGAGCCGAGCCACCTCTTGAAGATACCGAGCGTTATTGATGTTGACTTGCTCTCGATTCCATTTCACAGATTGGTTCTCGTCAAACACATGGTCTGCGGAGACTTTTCCAATCCCAATGGGAACGCATTTCATCGCTTCCATACATTCAAAGTCACTCTGAATTTCGAGCCAGTCTTTGACTGTAGGTTTCCTTGCCGCCATAAAATCACCTACCTTTTGCTCCTGCCGCCATGATTGCACATTTTTGTCTGTCCTCGACCCACCATGCACACTGTTCCTTCAAGCAGAAGACAGGCTGTGTACCGATTCTCACTGTACCGTCCTCCTCAACGACTGTGTTTGTCGTGAGTAGGGGGCAAATCTGATTGTTCTCCATCTTCCTTTAACCTCCTGTATATGCCGCAGTAACACTTCGAGGATTTGCACCTCGAAGTGTAGCGGCACTTACTGTGTAGAGGGCAATCGTTACAGACACATTTCTTCTGACAAAGCTCGCAGTTTGTTAATCTTGTCCGCACGACCTTACCTCCGTTCTTCGTTCACTCGCCCCACAAGGGGGCGAGAGTTTAGGATAAGAGAAAGACCGGGCGAACGCCACCAGAGGTACTGGCGTAGGCGCAGTTCGCAAGACCGCCGCTGAAGACACCGGCGAAATAGGAAGCGTAGTCCTTGCACCGATTCATCAGCCAGTACCATTCCCATGCGCCGTTGTCCCCTTGGAAAGCGATACGGTTGCGGCGAAGCTCCATCGGCTTCCAGCGAGCCACACTCTCGTCCTCGGGTTCGCCGTAAGGGTTCTCTCCGAAAATCTCCCGCTCGGTAGGAATACGGAGCAAATCGCCCTCGGGGTTGACGGCAACCATGCGGCTCTTGATTTCCTCCGGGAAGCGAGCGAGAATTTCGCCGTTGAGATTCCTCCGCAGGTCGGAGGTCATGTACGACATACCCCGCTTGACCTTCTCAAACATCGGGTACTCCTTGTCGAGACAATCGACCAGAACGAACAGCATACCCGCCGGGGTTTCCTCGACAGCCATAGCCTGTACCTTCTCGCCATCGTTGAGGGCGAACGCCAGCACATCGCCGACCTCGAACATTTCGGTGTCCACAGTCATAGTCCTTTTGGTTTCCATTGATAAATCCTCCTTAATCTTTTTCGGACAAGTTCTTGTCCTTTTGTGATTACATCATAACACGAATAAGATTGTTTGTCAACACCTTTTTGAAAAGTTTTTATCTTTTTCGTGTTATTTATCGTTTGTAGCGTGTCACGCTGTTGCAAATTGTCCGAAGCTCGCTCCTATCCAATGGAGGGTCACAGGCTACGGTGTTTGCATACAGCAGTTCTTCGTAAATTTGCGCCTTGCTGTACCCTTGGTTGTGGAGCATACCAGCGAGAGAGGTCAAACAAATGTTGCGGCTTCCGTCCGGGATTCTCGGGTAGACTGGGCGCAGTTTCACTCGTCCATCGACAATCGGTTCTTCCCATATCGGGGAATAGATTTTATCTCTCCCGACCAGAGTATCGCCGGAGCTTTCCCGGGTTTCGGTAAAATACTTCTCAACCACATAATCAATCGCTTCTTGGTTTTCGATAATCTCTCGGTAAAGCAGGGTGTCCCCGGTCATAATGAAGTATCGAGCCGCTTTGTATATCTCTACGCCAGCGAGATTGTTCTTGCCTTTGAAGGGGAGAGTTCCCCGGAGCAGTATGTGAAACCCTCTGCCACTCCGGGACTTCTCCGTATAGCTGTGGCACTTGCCGACAATATCAGCCCCGAGGACGCTCATAAGATCGTCTTCATCGTACCCGCAGTCAATATCAATCCCGACATATCCGTTGTCTGCGAAAACAAAGCCGCAATAGTCATAATGCTGGTTGTTGACGGAATTGAGAGCGGTATCGAAATCAGACCATGTGTCGGGATTTGTGGAGGAAGCGGCGGCGTTCTCCCACGCTTTCATCGGGACTTTGCTACCGTTCATCGCACATACCCACTGGTTCAGCTTCCGTAATTCCTCGGGAATATTGTCATAACAAACCACGCCGCTTTGCCACCTTTCTTTCCAGCTCGTCCACGAGCTTCCAAATGGTCTCCTGTTTGATACCCCGGGCTTTCGCCGTATGGTACACATTATCGGGAATGGTATCGCCCTCCCGGTAGACCTCCATCAGCAGTTCCAGGTCACTGTCAGAAAACCCTTTGAGAGCGTTGTCACAGGCAACCCAGTTGTGTTTGTCCACATCGGACTTGAACTTCGGGTTCGGGTGTCTCGCATAGAACCGCAGACAGTGATTCACATACTCGGAGTAAAACGCTCGGCTCATGTCTTTCGCCCTCCTTTGCGCCCGGGCTTCGGAGCTTCCGGGGGATTTTCCGGTATTTCTACGCCCTCAAAGTACCACTTGTTATCCACACAGATGGGGTACTCGGGCTTGTCGGATTCCACCAGCTCGCCGCAGTTGATGATATGCTGTGCCGCAGAGGTCGAGAGGTTGTTCCTCACAAAATCCTTCCCGGTGCGGAGCAGAGTGTTCACTCTGCCGTTGACGCTTTTCAGCTTGTACATTCCGTACCTCCTTGTTCTTCACATGATTTGAGAAATTCGGCATTGAGGACTTCCACATCGACCCCGCACCGCTCTTTCAGTTTGTAACGCTCCGGGAAGGTATCATCTATCTCGTAATACTCACGCATACGAAGATGTTCCGATACCATCACCCGGTAGAAATCCTCAAGGCGTTTCTTACCCCAGCCACAGTGAATGTGCAACGCCCACAGCACCATCGAATCAATATCGAGGGAAAAGGCTTTGTCACGCTCAAGGATTTGCTGGTCGATTTCGTGTATCGCCGCCGCAGTTGCCCGGTCTTTCGCCTGTTGGCGAGCATTGGAAACCATGTTGTCGAAATCGCTGACCTTCAAATTGAGGGTGGGTTCTTTCTTTACCTTGATTCCGGCTTTTTGCTGTCTGCGCCGTTCTGCCCGGTTCATTTACCCAACCCCTCTTGCAAGAGCCAAGAGTTCGGAAGGGTGTTAATCCAATCGCAGAACTGCCGCCACTCGTCCAGCTTATGACCTCTGCGGTATTCCAACATATTCAGAAGGTTTTCGTAGGTCATGGTGATTGTACGCTTCTGATTGTAGGAGCTGGGGAGAAGCTGAATCATCAGCCACCAGTAGTCCTTATTCTTGGTGTTCAAGAACAGGTGTCTTGCGTGGTTGAGCTGTTCGATAGTGGTCTCAAGCCACTTCACAGCGTTATAGCTGTGGGAGCTGTCCGAGGTTTCCTCTGTCCAGTCGAACAAATGCTCATGGGAGAAATCGTCCAGCTCAAAGGGCTTGGCGTGGATTTTGTGCATGGTTGAACAGGAATTGGCAACTGTACCCACCTTGTACGTGTCAAACTCTTTGTACCAGTACAGCGGGGCAACAATATCAGCGGTAACTGTAATCATCCGCAGATATTTTGCATGGTCTGTGCCTGCTGCAGCCAGCTTTTTCATTAAGGCGAAATCAGCATCGCCAATCACATATTTATTTACAGCTTCCGTGCAATCTCTACATGCTGGCAAGCCGCATATAGAGCAGTCAGTTCGTCTACAATCCACACTATCCGATTTTTCCCATGAGTTCATGGGGTTACGCATACCTCGGATGGCAGCTTCCCATCCATAGGTTTCGGTCTTTTCAATTTTTATCATAATGTCCCTCCTTGAATAGAAGTGTCCCGCAGCGCCTTTTGTGCCAAATTGATCGCATCCAGCTTTTGCATTAGCACTGTTCGCTTTGAGCTGGTCATATCAGCATCCATCAGCGCACCAGTCATATCAATTGACATGCCCTCTAATATGGAAATTGCTTCTTTATTGGTCGGGTTATTTTGAACAATCCAAGGTCATAGTCGCACTCTACATCTGCAAGCTGCTGAAAGTCATGCTTGCAGGAGCACATACGAAAATATGCACATATCTTTGCTAATATCAAGCTATATCACCTTCATTTTTGCGCAATTAAGTACCGTTTTTTATTTCCCGCACTCAACCCATTCTGTAAATGACCATATAATGGCGGTCAGGCAAATCATAACGTATCCAACGACGCCGATTTTGTACATATCCTGTAATACTGCAAGTGTTGCTACAAGAGATCCGATACGGGCAATGCTGTAA